TGATAAAATCACAAGAGATGAGATCAAACAGTCAGTTGAGAGTTTACTCTTAGAATTGGTTGGTCTTAGAGCTCTTTACGATTTCGCGGTAGTTTGTGATGAGACTAACAATACTCCGGCTAGAATCGATCGTAATGAACTATATGTTGATATTGCGATTGAACCAGTCAAGGCAGTTGAGTTCATATACATTCCATTGCGTGTCAAGAACACAGGGGAGATATAAGACATGCCTATTACATCATTAAATAACTTTTCAGTTCCAACAGACGCAGGCAACCAAGTGCTCTTGATGCCTAAGTTAAAGTATCGCTTCCGCGTTACTTTACTTGGTTTTGGAGTAAGTGCTGCAACTGAACTAACTAAACAAGTAGTTGATGTAAGTAGACCAAAAGTTGGTTTTGAAGAAATGCCACTAGACGTTTACAACTCAAAGGTTTACCTAGCAGGTAAGTATACCTTTGAAACTATTACACTTAACTTGCGTGATGATGCAAGTGGTGAAGTTCAAAGACTTGTTGGTCAACAGGTTCAGAAACAGTTCGACTTCGTTGAACAGGCTTCTGCAAGATCTGGTATTGATTATAAATTTACATCTAAAATTGAAGTATTAGACGGTGGTAACGGAAATAACGCTTCTGGAATTAATGTTTTAGAAACTTCTAACTTATACGGTTGTTTCTTAACTAACGTTGATTACGGAGATGCTAACTACGGAACTAACGAACCAATGAGTGTTGCTCTTACAATACGCTTTGACAACATGGTTCAATGGGGTCCAGGAGAGCAAGGCGTTGGCGTTGGTATTGGTGCTGCTGTGGAAAGAACACTTGGTGCTTCTACTACAGGTTCTTCAGGCGCTCAAGGCTAATACTAGTTTTAGTATTGAAATTAAAAAGCCCGGATTTTTTCCGGGCTTTTTTTATGGCTAAATATATGTATGGCCAATAAGTTTACAAGATTCTTAACAGACATTTTCGCAGGTGCTTCTAATCCTAAGGGTAGAATGGGTAACTATACCCATGCCACTAGATTGTTCATTGACGATAATTTTAGGCTAGCACCAAAGACTAAATTTAACTATTATGTTAGATTTGAATTGGACAGCACTGCACACAAGGCTGCAAGTTTTACGGCAAAACATGCTGACGAAACAGGAATACTGGTTAAGACATGTGACCTTCCTAAGTTTAGTTTTGATAAGGAAACTCTTAATCAATACAACAGGAAGAAAATTGTTTATGGGATGCTAAACTACGATCCCGTTAAAATTACAATGCATGATGATAATCATGGTGTAATAAATGCTCTATGGGCAATCTATTTTGGGTATTATTCTAAGGACAGACATCTACCAACAACGGCATTTGATGCAAATCAATATAGAGGAAGTGGAACTAGCATTGATAATTTTAGATATGGTCTTGATAATGGTATTTCAGTTACTTCGCTGTTTAGATCAATTACCATATACACAATGGGTAGAAGAAGATTTATAGGATACACTCTTATAAATCCAAAAATTACTAATTGGGATCACGGTGCTCGAGATCATGCAGCAACATCCGAACCTGCAGAATCCAACATGTCAATAGAATTTGAATCAGTTGTATACACTGCCGGAAGAGTTTCTCAAGGAACACCTAAGGGATTTGCAACACTGCACTACGATAATTCACCATCGCCATTAAGTGTAGCAGGTGGAGGCGTAAGTAACCTACTAGGAGAAGGTGGAGTTCTTGACGGAATAGAACAGGTGTTTGGAGCAATAGGTGATGGCACAGCATTTAGTTCAGGAAAAGGTTTTCTCGGAACTGCAATTGCAGCAGTAAACACATACAAGAATTTTAAAGGATTAAGCAAGGACAGTCTAAAAGCAGAAGCAATTAATGTATTGACCAGTCCTGCAGGAACACAGGCAATAGCAAATACAATAAGCGGTGTTGCCGGAGCAGTGTTTCCTAAAAATGATACACAGAATGAAACAACAAACGGATCACAAAAATCATTGGTTCCGCCTTCAAGGTCCACAACTGAATTTGTTGTTCCTGGTGCTGGCAGCATAACGGAGATTCCATAATGGCTACTAATTTACCCGCAACACAAATACAGGATAGTGCGGCAAGAACAAAATTATTTTTTGACACATACGGAGAAGAGCCATTAGAGTTTAAGGCAATCGATGTTGATTCAACAGTTGCATTTTTTACCAAGAGAGGTTTCAGTGATGATGCAAGCCAAGTATTAGCAACATCATTATTAAAACAGGCTAAACTAGAAGCAATTAATGTGCAGAGTATTTTAGATCAAATAAAAAACTTTGATGATACACAGATAGGTGCATTAGTAAGTGAAGTGCTTAATAACAACAGACCTTCAACTTCAACTCTTGGATATAGACAGGAATTAAAGACTGTTTCAAAACAACGTAACGTGGTTCCATAATGCCTAAGTTTGCCCAAGGAAGATTTGAAATGAAAAATCCCGGCAAGTATGTTGGTAACAAGAAACCACTTGCTAGGAGCAGTTGGGAATTTGTTTTTATGAGAATGCTGGATGAACATCCTGGTGTTCAGAGCTGGGCAAGTGAAAGCATACAAATTCCTTACAGAGATCCGCTTACTGGAAAATATACAATTTATGTTCCTGATTTTTTTATTGTGTATCAGGATAGAAATGGTAAGAAGAATGCCGAAGTTGTCGAAGTAAAACCAGCCAACCAAACTCTTAGAGAAAAGGTTGGAAAGAGCAGATACAATCAGGAACAATATATAAAGAATCAAGCAAAGTGGGAAGCAGCAGCGGCATGGTGCAAACAAAAAAGGCTTAGATTTAGAATAGTCAGTGAAGATGATATTTTTCACACTGGTAACAAAAGACGATAAGTAATATTATGACAAAGAAATTGGAAGAACTGTTTAATTTGGAAGAGCAAGGCCAACAGGAAGAAGTTGTTGAAACTCCCACTGTCGAAGCCACAGCAGAAGAAGTTGAAGAAAAACACCAACAGGTAAAGAGTGTTGACGATAGTTATAAAGCAGTTCAAAAAATTACAAAGGATCTTCCACAGATAAGAGAACTAGATGCATTGGAAGAAAAGGACTTGGATAGCCTAGCAGATAAGGCTGAAAAAGCATACGATGATCTAATGGATTTGGGTATGAATGTGGAAGTTCGATATAGTGGTAGAATATTTGAAGTAGCAAGTAGCATGTTAAAAAATGCAATAGATGCTAAGACTGCAAAAGTTGATAAAAAACTAAAAGCAGTTGATTTACAACTTAAAAAACTCAAGATTGACAACGATTCTCCCGAAGATCCCAACGATGTATTGGATGGTCAAGGCTATGTAATGCTAGATCGCAATGAATTAATGAAGAAATTGAGCGGAAAGGAATAAATATACATATGAAGACGTTTAAAGAATACCTATCGGAAAGCAAGAAAACCTATAGTTTTAAGGTTAAAGTTGCTGGTGAACTGCCCGAGAACTTTGCTAACGATCTAAAAGCAAGGCTCGACACTAGAGGCATAATGCAATTTGAACAGATGAAAACAACGCCTGTTCAGGAACTTCCACATGATTTTCCAGAATTAAAAAACATGGAAGTTCATACTTTTGATGTTATGACAGAGTATCCTTTAACAACCACAGAAATCGAAAAAGAAATTTTTGAAATGGGCTGCTGTGAAGCAGGTTATTATAAGGTTAGAAATAGTGCTAGTCCAAGTGAAATAGATCAAATCACTGCAGGAGACAATGCAGATTACGAAGGTGCATTGTTACACGACAATGAATACAAGGATGGTATGAAAGTCAAGCATAAGAATTATTTCGGAGATGACTTCAATAAGGATTTCTTAAAGACTCTTTCAAAAGAATCAAAGGAAAGACGCAAAGAATTAGGAACTGATAAACTTAAGGCAGATGTTTATCAAGACACACCAAAATTAAAACAAGATAAAGCAGGTGCAAAAAGTCCTGTAGGGAGTAACTAATATGAACTTTCAAGAACTATTAGCCAAGATGCAGGAAATAGACACAGTAAAAACTGAATCACCTGTAGATGTTAAAGCAGACGAATGTGGCATGCCAATGTCACCAAGTATGCCAGCACCAGAGCCTAAGGATAAGGCTTCTATGAGCATTAACATTAATGCACAGGGCGATGCAATTGAAGACGTTATGGCGCTAATTAAAAAGATGGGCGGTGGTGACAAGCCTGAAATGGATATGCCATCTATGAGCATTATTCCACCTATGGGCGGGATGGATGCACCAGAAGGTCCACCAATGCCAAAACCAATCAACAAAATTTTACCTGACTTTGATGCAGACAATGATGATATGCCAGGCGGCGAAAAGGACATGATTGCTATCAAGGCAATGGGTGACGAAGGCGAAGATAATGATTACGATGATGATGGTAAATTAGATCGCCACGAAAAAGATCATGATGATGAAGAAAAATTACACAAGACTGTTGACAGAGATGACGATGGTGACCATGACATGGATGACCATGACATGGAGAAAAAAGAAAAAGATGAAGCATGGGCTAATGAGCCTGATGAGGATGAAAGAGACATTCAGTTTATGACCAAGAAAATGTCAGGCGGCATGAACAGAATGAAAGGAACGCATCCTAAGGTTGCAGGTGGAGACAATCCAATGCAGCGTGTCAAGGAAGGCGAAGATCTGCGTGCTTCTATCAAGGAACAACTTTTACAAGCACTAGCAGAAACTAAAGGAGCGAAATAATGGCAGATTTACTAACAACAACTATTGGTGGCGGCAGTTCCGTATTAGTTGCAGAAAATAGACAACCAGTTTCTAAACAAGGTGTTGGTGCTGGATTAACTGATATTGACTTTATGGGTAACAAGCCATTAACATTCTTTGAAGTTGATTTCGGCGCAGCAGCAAATGCTGAAGTTGGAGCAAATGAAGCAATTCAAGCGGTTATTGAAATTATTCAAAAATATGCTACAATTGTAATCAGAGGCGATTTACACGCCACTAACCAAAAAATGTGTTTTGCTGTAGAGCAATCAGATGAGTCATTAGACTATGACGGTGCTGGAGCAGAAACACTAGTAGAACAAATTGAAGACGAATGTATTGCACTAGGTGCTACATACGGAAACAATACATTTGATATGACTGCTGTAACTGCTACAGTTAAAACATCATTTGACTTTGCATAAAAACTAAGTTTCATATCAATCCAATAGGGCCGCAAGGCCCTATTTTTTTGGTTAAATACTAGTATGGCAAAGAGTTTAGATGGCGTTCAGATTAAGAAGGCCCATACAAAGCAAAAATACACACTAGAGGAAGTCAAGCATTTGGAAGCATGTATGCATCCAACCGACGGTCCTCTATACTTTGCGAAAAATTTTATCAAGATACAGCACCCTACTAAGGGTAGCATGAATTTTGAACCGTATGGCTATCAGGAAGATCTTCTAAGGGCATATCACGATCACAGATACACAATTGCCATGCTGCCGAGACAGATGGGTAAGACAACTTGTGCTGCTGCATATCTATTGTGGTATTGCATGTTTACTCCAGAAGCACAGGTATTAATTGCTGCACACAAATACACAGGTGCGCAGGATATCATGAACAGATATAGATTTGGTTATGAAAACTTGCCTGACTTTATTCGTGCAGGTATCTATACCTACAACAGGAACACAATAGAATTTGATAATGGTAGTAGAATACAAGCAACAACCACAACGGAAGACACAGGACGTGGTAAATCACTTTCACTAATATACTGTGATGAGTTTGCATTCGTGCAGCCACCGGAGAAGGCTCGAGAATTTTGGACTGCACTTTCACCCACACTATCAACGGGTGGTAAGGCGATCGTAACGAGCACACCTAACTCGGACGAGGATCAATTTGCACAGATATGGACGGAAGCAAATAAAAAATTCGACGAATACGGTAACGATAACATAACTGGAACAAATGGTTTCTTTCCTTACTTTGCACACTGGGAAGAACATCCAGATAGAGACGAGGCATGGGCACAGGAAGAGCGTGCCAAGATTGGAGAAGAAAGATTCCGACGTGAGTTTGATTGTGAATTCTTAATCTTTGATGAAACTCTTATCAACAGTGTTAAGTTGGCAGAACTTGAAGGAAAAGAACCAATACTAACAATGGGACAGACTCGTTGGTATAAGAACATAGATCCTAAATGCACGTATCTTGTTGCACTTGATCCTTCACTAGGAACAGGCGGTGACTATGCTGCAATACAGATATTTGAAATGCCCACAATGGAACAGGTTGGAGAGTGGAGACACAATCTAACTCCAGTCCAGCAACAGATAAGGCATCTTAAGGAAATACTAAAATACATTTATGAACAACAGGTTGAAAAAGGAAATGCCAATCCTACAATATATTACAGTTGTGAAAATAACACAATAGGTGAAGCAGCATTGGTAGTTATTAAGGACATCGGAGAGGAAAACTTCCATGGATTATTCCTAAGCGAACCAATTAGAAAAGGACACGTTCGTAGATTTAGAAAAGGATACAACACAACACACAAGACCAAAATTACTGCCTGTAGTGGATTAAAGAATGCACTTGAAAGAGGAAAAATGGCAATACACAGCAAGCCGTTAATATCAGAATTAAAAACATTCGTGGCACACGGAGTAGGTTATGGTGCAAAAACAGGTGAACATGACGATCTAGTAAGTGCCTGCCTATTAATAGTAAGAATGGCCAGCCAATTAGCAGATTGGGATCCACAAATTTATGAAAAAATGACAGAAAGGATGACGGAAGACCAGTATCCAATGCCAATATTTGTATCAGGAGGTTTTTGATAAATACTTTACTATGGATGCAACCAATAATATAGCAACTGATCTATTCTATAAAATTAGAAGCAGATTTACAGGTTTAAAACTAGGTGAGTCAACAGGGCAGATTACGATCAACCCTGAAAATGCTCGCTTCTTTGATTTCGATTATACTGAAAACGACAAGAACATAGGACACGTAAGCATAAGCCTTGCAGAACCTAATTCAATGAAAGTTTACTTTTCAAATGGAATCACAGAAGGAATGGACGAGGATCAAAAGTCTAATTGGTATACATTCCTAAAAGAATTAAGGATGTTTGCTAAACGCAGACTACTAGCATTTGACACTAGAGACATTGCTAAGGACAACTTGGATAAAAGAGATTATGCATTCCTTAGCCAGCACTCTACACCACAATCGGATAACGATACAATCACAAAACCCGTCGGAGAAACAGTAATGAATGAGAGCAACCTTTATGGAACTAAGACGCAGAGTTTCCAAAAGTTATTAGACACAAGATTAATAATCAAGCACAGCAAGAAACTTGCTGACGATTTTGAACAGAAGCCAGGAGATAGAAGTAGAAATATTGCGGCACTGTTCGTTGAAAACCAAGACGGGGAAAGATTTAAGTATCCTTTCATTCACCTAGCAGGTGCTAGAGCAATGCAGCGTCACGTAGCAAACGGCGGTTTGCCATATGATGCAGTTGGTGAGTCAATTATTAAAATGAGTGAAGAAATTGCTCAACTAAAAAGTTTTACAAATTACTGTGTGCGTAACGATCTGATGAATTCCGACACTAACAATATCGTTGAACGCAGTAAAGCACAGTTGGACGGTCTAAGAGAAAGAGTTGCAAGACTATCCAAGCAGGCACACTATGAAAACTATGTGGCAGAATTCCAGGCACCTGAGGCAGTTGAAGTCCCGGATGACGTAATGGAAGAATACAAAGAAAAATTCACAGTTAAAAACTTCAAAGAAGATATTGCTAACGCATTCCCAATCATCTATAAACTAATGAAAGAAGAAGAGAGTGTAGGCTATGACGACATAGTCGGAATGAGTGAGGCAGATGATAACAAAGAAGAAAAAATTAAAGCGTGGGCTGACAAGTATGAAAAATACATCGGCGTTAATGGCGACACATTACCGGAAGGATGGTTAGAGTATCAAATGGACACTGGAATTCCGAGTGATTCAATCGAAACAGGCGAATACGAAAACTATGTTGAAAAACACGGTGAAGAGGCTGCGAATGACTTAGGTATGGATATTGTTCATGATAATCCAGATGAATTCCCTATTACAAATGCTTTTATGGATGACCTATTTGATATTATGGGCGGCTTAGGAGAAGAAGAAGCAGAAGAAGTCAATAAGGTATTAGGACACTTCGGTGAGAACACACAAGACCCAATGGCAGGTTTTGAAAACTGGGTTAACAAACTTGGTGAAGAATCTCCATTAACAATGGCTGATGATGAAGAAAAGTCAGATTTAGTTAAAAAGTTAAATGAACTGATAGGCCAAGAATTTTCAGCAGGCGTGGATGGCACTAATGCAATAACGAGTTTAGAAGGCATTATTGAAGATCCTAAACTAGAACAAGATATCAAGAAAAAGGCAACCGAAGATGCTAACGCAGACATTCGTCCGTTGGTCAAGGCTTGGGTTGAAGAAAATGCACCCGATGTTCTTGACCAATTGGATTTTGGCGATATGGCGGATGAGCCAGCAGTTGGTGCTGATGATGTTGAGCCACAACAGGAAGAGGATGCTAACAACGAAGGCCTAGGAGACATGTTTAAGAAAGATCCTACGCTTGGCATGAACAAATATGGACTTGCAGCAATACACAAGGACGGAAAATTCTTCAGCATTAAGGATAAAAAAATTACGGGTGAGTTTGATTCACTTGATGAACTTAAAAAGCATCAGGAAGAATTATTAAACAACGAAGACAGTGTAAGTGAAGGCGGAAATGCTTGGGACTTGGCTGTAACAACAGGAATGGAAATTATTCAAGATTCAAACGATGAAGACGAAGCAATTAAAAGACTTGAAGATGAAATTACAGGCAGTAACGAACCCGATGAATCATATGCAGATATGGTAATTAAGGACTACATTGAAAGAATCAAAAAAGAAGGATTTGATAAAGTCAGACATGATATGGATGCACAAGACTTTATGGGTGATCCAGTTGATTTAGAAATGGAAGGTAATGAATTTAGTAAAAAGGTTCAGGATCTTAAGGCACAGGGTGCTAAGAAAGGCACTAAGTTTAAGACTTCAGACGGTGAGGAACACACACTAGAAGGATTGGCAGAATTTATCAATTCATTCTACGACAAGAACACAGGAACTTTTCCTAAAGGACCAGAAGGCGTTTGCACAATGGTAGGCAAGAAGTTTGGAGAACAGGCTGAACAGGTTGCTCGCAAGTTTGTGGAAAGAATGGCTCCAGAACAGGAACAGGGTGCTGAAGATCTAGAAGAACTAGAGCGCATTAAATCACTTGTTAACTTTTAATGATTTTACGTATTGATCTTTTACGTAAAGATGTTTAAATAGTATAGTAGACTCAAGCGGGACTTGTTATGCAGTCTCTCCCGTGATCTGTTTACATAATTTTAATCTAATAAGGAGAAACATTATGTGGACAAAACCTACAGCAGAAGAAATGCGTTTTGGTTTCGAAGTTACAATGTATGTGATGAACAAGTAGATTACATGCAGCGTCTTTTGGAAACACAAGACTGCGAATAACGAAAGGATCTTCGGATCCTTTCTTTTTGGTTATATAAAATCAGAAAAAGTTAAAAATTCTGTTGACAAGATAAATAACATTGCATATAATGTAACGTATGCATTAGGCATAAATGACATTTTTTATTAGGCAAACAAAGGAGGCTACAAAATGGCATCATTAGCAGAAATCCGCGCAAAACTAGCGGAACAACAAAATCGCT